GAAATACATGGCATCAAGGGCAATTTCAAAAGCCTCTTCTGGGCTAATAATTTCTGCCCTTTCTAAAGACTTCAACGCTTCAGATTTGCGATAAATATCCCAAAGTTCTTGAGCTTTATGGAAGTGCGTAGCCGCAAGTGCAGCGGCTAGTGCTTTTCTGTTTTTACGGATCATGAGAGTGCTGGTTTGAAGGCCAAAACGTCATCCCATTTCTCGCAAATTCGAGCGATGACCTTGGGGTTTACATCCTTGAGTAGAACGCTCCTGTCTTTGATTGCCTTTTTAGCGATCAAGAACTCAATGACATGAGAGTCTTCAATTCCAGCATCCCACATCAGGGATGATAGAGTGGTCAGCGGGTTTTGTTCTTCTGCTGCTTTCATGCTGGCCTCTACAAGCTCCGCAACTATGGTCTCCTTGGCTTTCTCTGGCTTTATAACAGGTTTCTGGACTGATTGCCTTGGCTTTACCTCATGAGCTTCATAATCGGGATCTTTCTGCTCCTCGGTAGGGATCAAGAAGGTTTGGAGTAATGCATACTTGTGGGCAATCGCCATTGCTTTGTTTGTTGCCTTGTCCCCACTGTCCATTCCTTCGCCAATTACGGAACACGAAATTGTGCTGCCATCCTCGGCAATGAAGTTGTATCTCATGGGGAGTTGGACAAAGCGAAGAACTGTTCCATTCTTGTTGGTGCGCTCTTCTGTTACAGGCGTTCCTGCTTCTGGAAGGCAAACCACTCCATGCTTGGCTAGGAGTGAGTGAAGCTCGTTATAAACGGCATCAATCCCTCGGAAACTGAATCCTTGTGCCTGATTTCGGCTATCTTTTCCGATAGCTGTGATGTCCTTCATAATCGCTACCAATTTGGAAGCAATTTGAGATTGTTGACTTTCTGGTGTATTTGCTGGTATGTTCATGTAGTTGGGTGCTTGCGTGGTTGCTGCTCCTGGTAGCTCCGTATGGGTTGTTCATGTCCCATACGGAGCATCAGAAGTTATTTCTTCTTGTAGCCCATCATGGCGGGCTTCTTGTCCATCTTCTTGCCTTTGGTTACGGGCTTTCCCTTCGCCTCGGACATCATTTTGGTTTTGGTTTTTGGTTTCATAAAGCGTGTGTCAATGAGTGTGTGGTTCTTTGTTGGCTTGGTTTGCATTAAAGAACTTCTGTTTCAGATTTCTCTGACGCATTGCAGCAAGTCTTCGTCTCGGTCGCTGTAACAAGTGCATGGACTTGGATGAGCAACTCCTGACTGATATGACCGAGCTTGTTTGCGATCTCTTGGGCTATGGTGTTTAACTCTGCTAGTGTTTTGTTGTGCATGGTGTGTTGTTTTGTTGGGTTCTCTTTCAGCGTTATTGCTGACAGAAAAGTGTGTTTTCATTAGTGGCAATTCCATGCCCTTAAAGCCTTGTTGACTCGGCTATTAGGGTCTTTTGCGGTTTTAGAACTGGTGAGTTTGCTTTTTAACCCCTTCATACGAGCGCAGAATGAGGCTTTACGCCCCGCTTCTGCTTTGCTCTTGGGATTTGGAGCAGGGGCTTTTAGATGCCCCCCGTGAGCCTTGTTATAGGAAGCTCGTCCAGCGGCGTTTAGGCCACCTTTGGGATTCTTCCCGGCTTTAGTCTGCCATTTTTCTGATGCCATAGTTATTTCTTCTTTGCGGTTTTAGCGGATTGTTTGAATGCCTTTGCGGTGGGTGCGCCCTTGGAACCGGGCTTCCTCATGCGTTCGCCTGATCCCTTGGCAATCCGTTCCTGCTTTTTGTGAATGTTTGCGTATAGTCCGGGTTTCATCGTGGCATTGTTAGAACGGCTAGAACTACAAGTCCAGTGATAAGAATCAAGGTTGCGATTGTTCGTGCGGGGTGGTTCATTCGGCGGTCTGCTTGTTGAAATACTCCTCAAAAACGCCAACGGCAAAGCTGCTCATGGATCGGCGTTGTGCTTTAGCGGCCTCGCTGACCTTGTTTTTCAATGGGACAGGGACATAGAGACCTAGGAAAGCATTTGCCCTAGTCTCGGTTGCGTTGCTTGCGGCGGTCGTTGGTGTGGTTGTTTCGGTTGTTGTCATGGTTGAATTAGTTAGAAGGATAGATCATTGCGTTTGTTTTCACTCTTTGCAAATCTTTTTTTGAAGGTAATGAAGATTTATATTTGGGCTTACAGAGATGCCAGTTGTGGTCTCTGAATAGGTGTATCAGGAAGGGAGGCCAATCCAGATTGGGTCTCTCTCCGTTGTAGGTTGTGGTTTTCATTTGGTTTTTTAGAATTGAAATCCTGCTGTTACATTGGTTCGTTGTTTGATTATCTCTACATACTCTGGATTGAGTTCACAAAGAATTGCTTTGCGACCATACTCCAAAGCTACTTTTCCTGTTGTTCCAGATCCCCCAAAAGGATCAAGCACAACATCTGACGATCTGCTTCCAGCAAGAATACAAGGTTGGATCAACTCCTCTGGAAATGTGGCGAAGTGCGCCCCTCTAAAGGATTGTGTATTCACTGACCATACAGACCGTTTATTTGCTTTTGTATATGATTTTTCAAGTCCTGCGTGGGGGTGAAGTCCTGATCCCTCATTGTGATATTTCCCATTAGTTCTGTCTCTGGTTCCCCAATCATCCTTGCAAGGTTCTTTTATTGCTTCATTGTCATAATAATACTTTGGATACTTACTCATTAAGAAAATATACTCATGCGATTTGGTGCAACGATCCTCTACACTCTCTGGCATTGGATTAGGTTTGTGCCAGATAATGTCTTGACGCAAATACCATCCATCTGCTCGGAGTGCAAAGGCAACCATCCAAGGGATTCCTATAAGATCCTTTGATTTGAACCCATTTAATTTCTTTGTGATTGATTTGCTTTGAGCGTTACGACCTTCGGCATATTTTGGGTCTTTATAGTCTCCTTTATCGCCTGTTCCGCAATAACTATCTCCTAAATTCAGCCATAAAGTTCCATCATCACGCAATACCCTTTTCACTTCTCGGAATACAGATACAAGTTGGTCAACAAAATCTTGCGGCGTTTGTTCAAGGCCAATTTGTCCATCATGCCCATAGTCTCGCAACCCAAAGTAGGGTGGAGATGTTACGCAAGTCTGGACGCTTTGATCTGGCAGTTGTTTTAGGGTTTCCCTGCAATCGCCTACTAATATCTGAAGATCATTCATTTACAGGTTATTTTTGATGAATATCGCCAAGCTAATGATGATCGCCCAGAGTGACAGGCTTGCAATCAATATGAATGCGGCTTCGGTTAATATCAGTTTCTTGTTCATACCTCGCACTCGTAATCATCTTGGTCAGGCTCACACTCGGCGGTGACATCCTCAAGGTCAACGTATTGCCCGCATCGAGGACACTCACCGGGGTCTACTTCAGCGTCTTGGCCTGGGTCGTATAACTCAACAGGGCCGTATTGGCCTGATGCTGGTAGCTCTAGTGAATATGAGACTTCAAACTCAAACTCACACTCATCGTTCTTACACTGGTAGTCTATTTTCATGGTCTGCGGCGGTATTGTGGTTTGTGGTTAAAGCCCAAACATTGCATCAAGGTGGCGATCAATGGTTGATTCTGCAATTTTTTCAGATTCTTTGAAGGATTGCAATCTCTTTTTTAACACGATGAGGTCGGCGGTGATCTCTCTTGCCCTAGCGGTGCTGATTTGGATCGTTTCCAGTTTGCTCAAGTCTGCGTATTTCAGTAGGCTATAGAACAAGGGTTCGATGCTGGATACGATTCTCTGCGTCTCAGTTAATAGGTCGGCGGCGGTAGTTTTGGTGGTCATGGTCTGCGTTTTGGTGGTTAGGTTGTCTGTTCTGCGTCCCGCTGTCTTTATTTCTAGCGGTTTTTCTATCCCGTCCCAGAGTTCCTGGAGTTGGGTGAAATTAGTTTTATCTGTAGGGTTTCCTCTATGACGCACAATTTTTAGTGGGTATTCATGCGGTCGCAGCGGGTCAGGTTTTGGGGTTTCTTTTTTTTCTCCATAGACTCGGCCTATGTAGTGGTCTGCAATGGCAGTTCTTTTCCAATCTGAAGCACGAAAAATTGGTTTTTCTTTTTCATGCGGTAAATCAAGAGACCTTTTATCGCTTTTATCGCTTTTATCGCTTATCCGCATGATCGGCGGCGATTCAGTAGGTTTCGGATCATGCTGCTGGATCATTTGCCTTGCCAGCAATTCCCACCTCTGAAGCGTTTCCATAGTCGGCGGCGGTGATTAGATTAAGGCTCGGCGTATCCCGGCAAGGTAGAATCTCCACGCCTTCGGCCTTCGGATCATGCATACAAGGTGAAGGCTAATTTGTGATGTTTTGCTCATAGTCGGCGGCGGTTAGTTGTTTAGGGTTTCCTGAATTGCTTTCAGCTCCCGGTCGATAGCGTCACATGTTGCGATAATGCGCTCTAATGAGGCCAGAATAGGGTTGACTTTGGGTGCGTCCCAGGATTGAACTAGGGACAGATCGACGGTTATCGGCTCGGCGGTGGTGGTTTCTGTTGTCATAGTGGTTATTAGTCACGAGTTACGATCATTGTCCCGGTGCGCTCGTCACCCTGCAGGTGTTCTCCATTGTCTCGAAATAGTTGGACGGTTACAGGGAATCCAGCGGACTCTTGGATTTCCTTGGCAATATCCAATGGGAGTTGATCGTGTCCCTGGCTGCTTGTCCACATTCCTTCAACTGGAAGAAAATCTTCCAATGTGTTAATATCTTGAACTTTGATGCTATGCGTCATGTTGTTTTTTTGGTTGTTCCTGAACTGAATTGTCCAGGCTACCGCCCCCCCGTGAAGAGAGACGGTGTGCCTAGTCAATTTTTAAGGAGAGCAAACAAGGTGAAGGCCAGGAACGCCTCTACGAAAAGAATGCCAAGCACGTTTAAGAGAAGGGTTTTCATGTAGTTCATGCGGTGGCGATGGAATTAGCCTTGTCAGATTGTGAACCGTGAGCCGGGAAACCAATTATGAACTTCCTGTCAGCTTTTGAGCAAAGCCCGCAGGTTTTACAGGTTATGTATTCAGAGCGGGTCGCAGGACATACCACAACCGGACGGCCTTGGGGAGTCGTAAGGTTTTTTACCTTTACAGCTTCCGAAGGTAGAACGGTTACAACTGGCAATCCGTGCCGGGACAATCTGTCAGCATGTTTCAAATTGTTCGATGAGAGGTTGATCGTGAAACCCTCCTTAACAGCGGAGCGGATAGCTTTAAGGTTTTTCGCTGTAGTAGGCTTGTGGGTGTAGGTAAACCCTCGTGTTCCTCGTGCAGCCTTTGCCAAGCGTAGAAGATCACCTGCGGCGATATTGTCACCTTTGCCTGGTAAATCCCCGGCCTGATTATGTCTCCATAATGTGCCGGGAGCGATGCTTCTTATCTGTTGCAAGAATGAAGTGAAACCCTCGCCCCTTCGACCGTCACTTACCTTTTTCCAGTGCATACCTAAAAAGGAAGTTTTAGCATAACACCCGCCAGCCTTTAGTGGGCAAGAATCCGGGCAGGTTGCAGCTGTTGAAGTTGTCACGGGCATGGCTCCCGTTTTAGCGTTATCGCTTTTAGGGGTGAAGTGGAAGTTATAGGTTGTCATGGTGTTTTCTCCTTTAATGTTAGAGATTGAAAGCGCCTTTCAAAGCGTCGACGCATGAAAAGGGAACTCCGAGAATCCAGTGGTCTACCATATCAAGACAAGCTGTAACCTTGATTCCTGTCATTCCTTCGCTTGTTAACCATTCTTCAGCTTGTTCCCTGGATGAATTGAATTCATAACCATAGGAAAGCGTTACTTTCTTATTGCCAAACCGTGGGAGGGAAAGGATTGTTCTCGATCCCCTGCAATCCGTTGGGCCTTTGTAGCGTACCACCACAGCGATGAGGTGTTCTGATTCCGTTTTCGTGTTCATGTTTTGTTTTTTTGTGTTGGTGTTGGGGTGTTTATGCAAGGACTTTTGAAAGGGTTCGCTTCATAGATTCATAGTTCTGGACTACTAAAAGGAGAGCGTGAAAAGATTCTTTATCCTCTGGTATGCTTTGCGTCACTCCCTTCTCTCCTTTTTTGATGCCATCAAGATAAGTGAACTCATAGAAAAACCCGCCGTGAAGTTTCATGGTTTTCCCGGTGTATTCGATCTTGTCGCCGTTTCTGTAGCTGGTTGCTTTCATGTTTTGTTTTGGTTGTGTTGGTGATTATACAAGTTCAATCATCTCTAAAGTGACTAATTCAGTAGGAACTATTCCACCCCAAATCCATTCAATAGGGGAAATGAAAAGACGATCGATGTTGTCTTCCACAACTCTGAAGATAGTTTCATCTCCGTCCCATTCAGGTTTGATTTTTACTAGTGCGTTTTTCATGTTCATGTTTTTTTTGGGTTGGTGTTGGTTATCGTGATCGCCTCTAGATCCAGTATTTATGCGGTTCCGTTGGCTGTCACTCCATACACTCTACCATCTTTTTAGATTCTTGCAAGATATTTTATCAAGTGGATGATCTTTTTTTCATCCAGGTCGGAAAGATTTCTAAAGAATAGTGTTGACACGTTTTTTCATCGATGAGTATACTCTAATCGTCATACACTTCTTTATACTGGCTAACTCTTCAGCTTATGGGTTAAGACTGCTTACTCTTCTTCTTAACACTCCCAATTAGAGAACGTCCAATATTGGTGACGATCAGACAACACTAAATCCCGGCTTCGCCTCGGACGATATGGATCATTGAAACGGCGAGGGAATGAACAAGGGAAGTTGACTCTATCGGTTCACTCTGTCAAAGATACTCTCTCAAATCATGAAACAGAAAGCCCTCAATACTCGCCAGCGTAAATTTGTGAAGTTAATCGCACAAGGAGAGACTCAAGCACAAGCCCACAAGAAGGCAGGATTCAAAAACACCACAATAGAAGGACACGGAGCAAACGCAATAAGGTTACTGAAGAATGAGAGAATCAAAGAAGAGTTACAGAAAGTAAAAGAGAAGGTTACTCAAAAAACCGTCCTATCTGTTGAAGCCAAGCGGAAGTTCCTGCATGATCTAGTCCATGCTAATCCCCTCGATCCTGATCTTCCCGGCCATCTCATCCAAGAGGCACGAACTGAAGTTGATCCTGCAGGTAACATTAAAAAGGTTATTAAGTTACCATCAAAGATTGAGGCTATAAGAACGGATAATAATATGGCGGGTGATAATTGGAGTGACCGAGCCGGGAGTGAAGTTGTAAACCCCTTCCTTGCCATAGTGTCCTTGTTCTCCAGCCAGCCCGGCACTTTGCCGGCTATGCCAGCACAAGCACGAGTGATTGATGCTGAGATAGTGCCAGCGGACTAGGCGAGCCAGACGAGGGTCATGCTTAAAAGCATTCTTGTAGGGAATCTCTTCGGGTGGTGGGGGAGGGTGCCATCACCTATATATCGGGCGGTCGTGTGCGACACACCCCAACAAAAAAATATCAGTATCTGGAAACTTTCCCTTCTTTTAGTTTCTTTTACAACAACCTTACCTTGACTGATGGATAATAGAGAGTATAGAAGGGTTGTGATGAACCTGCGATACCCCGCTAGTGAGCGTAATAGGCCGAGTATAATGCTTTTGAGGAGTCTGGCTATGGAGTTGGAGTTGGATGCTGGTAATGCGCCTGGAGGCTATGGGGGTATGAAGATGGAGAGGCAGAGGTTGAGTGATGCATTGAAAGAAAAGATAAATGATCCTAGACTATCTGATTGGGATCGGGATATGATTAAGGCACTATGAACGAGGGAGAATTTCTTATCACGCTACTGAATGCTGCGACTATTGGTCATGTGTTGCATTTGCAGAGTCGGAGTTACTCAGAACATAAGGCATTGGAGAAGTTCTATACTGCGTTGCCTGACTTGGTTGACCCTGTGATTGAGGCGTGGCAGGGAAGGAATGGTCAGTTGATTGAGTATCCTGACCAGACTGTGGAGTTGAGTGAGTATAAGGATGCCTTGGAGTTTGTGATGTTCTTGAAGATCCTGGTTGAGGAAGATCGGTATGTGCTGGGGAACGAGAGTGAGATCCAGAATTTGGTGGATGACATTGCCCAGTTGATTGACTCAACGATTTACAAGTTGACCTTCCTTAAATAGGATGTGTTGATTTGGTATGCATATCCATACTCTCATGTTTAAAAAACAAGGATCTTTGAACATATAGGTAATCAACTACTAAAACATTTACAATTAGTAGTTCCGTGATTCTTAACTCGCCAAAATAGACGAATGTTCCCCTTTGGAAATGCCTTAACTCAACTTCTGTGACGAGTTAGGAGGAGGGTTTCAACAAGTGTCAAGACTTTGTAAACCACCTAAACTCCCTATAACTATTTTTTTCTAGGGCGACCCCTAGATTTGGAAGGCGCAGTTTGTTGGGATAGCGCAACCCTGCCATAGATAGTTTTCTTGGCTAACTCCTCTGGGAGGTTGTAGATGAAGGCTCGTAGCCTCATCCTCTGCTCTGGATCTATGACCCCGGCAAGGATGCTGTAATCTTCACCCTTCAAGGCTAATCGCTTTGCTTCCTTCAGGGCATCTTCTTGTAATTTCATTTATAAATAAAAATGCTTGCGTTATGAAAAAATTTGTCTAGTGATTGCAATGTATGAAAAACATATTCACAAAGTCCAACCTTGAAAAGGCTTGTGATGAGTGTGGTGGAACTGGAAGTGACTGGTATGATGAAGGCTTGGGGGAACCCTGCTGGAAATGCCAAGGCACAGGCCATGTAGCCACCGAGGAGGGTAAGGCTATCCTCCAACTCATTGCACACCATCAGGGTAGTCTTTTGCAATACTCATAACTACTTATCTAGTCTTCTCCAGCGGTCACGCCATAGGAGAT